ACGTCGTTGACTGGATTGACCACCCCGCTCTCCACCAGCCAAGGTGGGACCGGAGCGACGAGCCTGGCTGGTCTAGCGACGAGCGGGGCGAATAGCAACATCACGTCCCTCACTCAAGCCCTGACCTCGAACTTCTTCCAGAATGCCGGGGCCAACGTCAACCGACTAAACGACCGCGTGTTTGTCGGCGGGGCTACGGCGGCCAGCGGGACAGCCGGCGTTTCCCCTGAGGACTGGCTTTCCACCTTCCAGATCGCTCAGGGTCTTGGCTTTGGAGACGACGATTATTCCCAGCTTAACGTCCTGAATAACTCCAACTCGAACAGCCTGCAAGGCATCGTAGCTGGAACCCAGACGTTGAACTCCAGCATGACGCGCGATTACACCGCCATGCAAGGATTTTGCATCAATAACTCAGCCTCCTACGCTACCCGTTGCTGGGGCTTGTATGGTGAAGGCGACCAAATGTCGTCCGCCACCGGGGCCACGTACGGGGCAGAGCTGGATGTGCGAGCAGCTACGCAGTCGGTCACAATCGACCCCTACACCGTACAGGTGAACCAGACCGTGGCCGCCCAATTGGCTTCGGGTTCAGGGTACGGGTCGTCACAATACAATACCTCTGCTGCCATCAATATTCAAAACAACGACTCTGACTTCAACGCTGGTATTGTGTTCGGGTCGAACGCTTTGGCCGGCGACACCGGCACATCAGGGGCGGCCAACGCCATCGAGCTCGGTTACGGCCAGGGCATCCAATGGTTCGGCTCTTCTGGGGTGGGCACCAGTCGAATTGATGCCTTTGATCTCACATCGGCAACCGCCATGGGGTTGAATTTTAACCCGAACGTCATCGACTTTGAGAACAGTAACGGCAACCCAAGTTTTCAGATCAATAACCGACCGAGCGGCGTTGACTACCTCGTGGCAGAGGGGAGCACCTCTGGCAACCCTGTCACTCTTTTCCCGGGCGGCAGCGACACGAACATCGGCCTTACGATCTCAACTGCTGGATCTGGGGTCGTTACCGTCGCGGCGCCGACCACCATCACTGGTGCCTTGACTGCTACAGGCCAAGTCACCGGCATCGGCCTGATCGGAGTTCAGATCTTCACTTCAAGTGGTACATACACCCCCGCGGCCGGGACCCAGTCAGAGATCGTCGAAGTCGTCGGCGACGGTGGCGGCGGCGGCGGTTGTGCGGCGACGTCCTCGAGCCAAGTTTGCAGTGCTGGCGGCGGTAGCTCCGGGGCATACGCCAAGGTGTTTTTCAGCTCGGCGGCGACAGAGGCCGTAACTATCAACAACACGGGTGCCGGCGGCGCGGCCGGGAACAACAGCGGCACCTCCGGGGGCACGACGTCATTTGGGTCGCTAGTTTCGTGTCCTGGGGGCGTGTACGGAAATGGTGGGACAACCACATCCACTGCTGCTTCCAGCCTCACCGGGACGGCCTACGGCAACAGCCTCTGCACCATTTCAGGGGGCACGACGATTAATTCGATGGAGGGGCGAATGGCCGCCGCGAGCATCACTGTACTCGGCAGCCATCTAGCGGGCGTGGGGGGAAGCTCACCACTTGGTGCCGGTGGAAACCAAAGCTTTTCGTCAGCCGGAAACACCGCGACCGGCTATGGGTCGGGTGGTAGCGGGGGCGATTTGGGGACGTCGTCTTCGGCCGTAGCTGGCGGCAACCCAAGCGGCGGCGAAGTCATCGTCTACGAATACAACTGAGGACGTCATCCTGTGACCAACAACATCCTCTTCGCCAACAACGCAACCTCAACCCTAGCGGCCCCGATCACGGCGGCCGCTACCACCGCCAGCTTGGCCCCCGGAACGGGGGCCTTGTTCCCGCAGATCACTGGCGATCAGTTCTTCCTGCTGACCTTCCTCGATGCTCTCACCCAAACCGTTCGCGAGATCGTCCAGGTAACTGGCTTGAGCGGTGACACCATCACCGCAATGGTACGGGGCCAAGAGGGGACGACGCCGACTGCCTATCTGCTTGGTGACTACGCTCAGGTCCTGATCACGGCCGGGGCGTTGAACACCCTCGTCGACGACGCCAATGCTGCCTACCAGGGCAGCTTCGCGTTTAGCGCCCTGCCCAGCCCCGCCGCTCTCAACCCTGGCACCCAAGCCTTCTGCACCAACGGTCGCAATACCGGCGAGGCAGCCAACGACGGCACCGGCTGCCCGGTGTTTGTGAAGGCCGTCAGCAGCACCAACACTTGGTGCGCCGTGTGGTCGGGCATGGCCGTCACCATCTAAGGAGCGTCCCCTATGATCCTGCTCTCTGCCAACAACGCCAACACCACGCTGGCCGCCGGCATCAACACCAGCCAGACCACCATCCAGCTGGCCACCGGCACGGGCGCGTTGTTTCCCAACCCGGGGACCAACGAGTATTTCCCCCTCACCCTCAACGACGCCGCCACGGGCCTCGTCTACGAGGTCTGCTGGTGCACAGCGCGCGCCACTGACAGCCTAACCGTTCTGCGCGGTCAGGAGGGCACGGCGGCCCGGACCTGGTTGCTGGGCGACTACGCCTACAACGCTAACACTGCCGGCAACATCCAGACCGGCCGCGCCTTCTCAGCCACCAACACGCCGACTCTGCCGTTTACCGTGCCCGCTGCCCACAATGGCGTGACGCAGATCTGCACCGGCACAGGGACGATTACTCTCCCCCCGACGTCCTCCATCCAGGACGGGTTTCTGTGCCCGATCCTGTGCGCCAGCAGCAGCGCCACGATTACCGTGAACACGAACAGCGCGTCGGTGGCCTTGCCCACTGGGGCGGTAATCGGCAGCTTCACCATCGGCGCTCTGGCTGGCCTAGCGACTTTGCAGTGGAGCGCGGCCGAGGCCGCTTGGTATCCTGTGAGCCTGTCAGCTGGAAAACTGCTGAACATTCAGCCATTTTCAGCTTCAGGGACATATAACTCGACGCCCGGGACGACCCGAATTCTCGTAAAGTTGAAGGGCGGGGGAGGTGCTGGGGCTGGAGCGCCGGCGTGTGGAGCAGGCCAAACTGCCGTCGGCTCTGGCGGTACGGAGGGAACCTATGGTGAGGGAGAGTTCACATCTGGGTTCCAAGGTGGTCTGGCCGTCACCGTCGGTGCGGGTGGGGCAGGCGCCAGCGGTGCTCGAGGCTCGGCGGGCGGCACCTCCTCGCTAGGGTCACTAATCAGTGCTCCAGGTGGTCCGCCAGGTCAGCTGGCGGGACCTGGTGCAGGGGATCAAAGCGCCGGGGGCCTAGCGGGTGCAATGGCGACCGGGGCCAACATAAACGACGTGCCAGGGGCGCCTGGCGGCGTCTCATTTGCCATCGCCGGCTTTCCGGTCGCCTCAGCTGGCGCCGGGCCAGGTGGCGGCCCGGCGCCAGCCAACAGCACGAATGGGATCGATGCCACCGGCCCCGGTGCTGGCGGCAGCGGCACAGCCCAAACCGCCAGTAGTCCAGCGTTGAAAGGTGGCGCAGGCGCCGCGGGCTACGTCATCATCTACGAGTACGCCTAGCCCATCGAGCATGGGGCGATGTACGCCCCGAAACGCTGTGACCCGCCCTCTTGACTTAAAGGACACCAGCCATGTGGCGCCATTTTAATGAGATTATCGCCGTCCGATTGAGCGCCTGGTTCGCGACCATGGAATGCTTCTGGGCGTTCAACGCTCTGGCCCTGCTCCCGGTCTTCTGGCCGGCCTCGCTGCAGATCAACCAGTTCATCTCCTCGGGCTATCTCCAGCTCATCGCTCTCCCGCTCCTCGCCGTCGCTGGTGTGATCCTCGGCCGTACCGCCGAGGCCCGGGCGCAGCAGGACCACCTCGCCATCATGGCCGAGGTCGAAACCCTCAAAGCCATGCAAGCTGAGCAGCACCAAATCCTGCAGCTGCTCAAAGAGCACTGGCGCCTCGCTTAATGATAAGGAACTAACGACATGAGCGACTTCCCCAATCTTCAAAATCAGCCGGCCGGCGCCATCCCGGTTTACCTCGCGCAGGGTGGCGTGTCTGTTGGTTCGGGCAACCCGCTGCAGGTTTCCACTGCTGGTGGCGGCGTCGTTGGCACATCTCCTGCGAGTTTTCAGCAGACCATGACCACTTCAGGCGTGGCGCTGACGAGCAATACATATGCAGTTGGGATTGTCATCAAGGCGCTTTCGACCAACACCGGAACTGTGTTTATCGGCGGCTCTGGTGTCACATCCTCGACCGGCTATCCCCTTCTTGCCGGCGAGGCTATCTCCTACTCGGTTAACAATTCCAATCTGGTTTACGCTGGCAGCACTGTGTCAGGCGATAAAGTTGCCGTGACGGGGAATTAAGACCATGAAAAAATCACTTCTCGCGTTTCTGTTTGTGGTTTGCCAATCAATCCCTGCTATTGCCAGCCCGCCGCCGATCCCGCCTGGTCCTCCCGGCATCGCAGCCAACGGTGGCACCGGCAACAACATCACCCTGAACGGCACCACCAACATTACGGGCAGCGCCAGCAACGCCGTGACGCAGCCGCCTGTCGATAACACCACCCGGCTTGCCACAGACGCTTTTGTGCAATCCCTGTTCGCCGTCACGCGCTCGACTGTTTATCTCTCGGGTGTGACGGGCGGGACGATGAGCTTCGCCTCCATCGGCACAGGGGCGGCGTTCAGTTTCACCGCGACGGGCGGCGTCATCACGTCCATCAATTCCGTGTTTGCGGGCGGTTCCGGTTATAAAGTCGGGGACGTGCTGTATATCCCACGCGGCAATTACGATAACTACATCATGGTCACGGGCGTCTCTGGGACAGCGATCACGTCGGTCCAAATCCTGAACGGCGGCACAGGCAATACGAGCGGCCTCGACGTCAGCGCGATGGCAGCGATCGAAGCGCCTATCATCTACAACGTGAGCGGAACGCTGACCTCAAACCTTACGGTCATCGCCTCTAATGGCGCAGTGCTGGGCTATTCAGGTATCTTCCTACTCATCAACAACACGACCGGCAACTACACCGAGAGCGTCTGCATCAGCAATGGCTCTGACGCCTGCAATGGCAATGGCAGCGTGAATATCCCCCAGGGCAGCGGGAATAGCTGCGCCACTCTGACCTACACTGACGGCTCTACGCCTTGGCTGCTGGCCCCTACGGAGTGCGGCGCGGCGCAGTTTGCTACCACGAACGTAACTTCTGCTCTTTCGCTCAATAGCGTAAAAACCATGAGCGCTACCGCGCCGACCATATCAAGCGGATTTGGAACCGGAGATGCCATCACCCAGGCAAATGGGACGGTAGCATTCGCTGATACTGTTGGGTCGTCCCCTGGATCGACGGCCACATTTACGATGCCTGCGGCGACTAACGGCTGGGACTGCTCGGCATATGACCAAACCACAAATACAATCGATTTGGTCCAAAGCGGGCAAACGACGACCAGTATCACATTCAAGAGCTACTTGCGCACATCGGGAGCGGCTACAGCCCCGAGCGCGAATGATGTAATTCAGATCGGTCCATGCGTGGGGCACTGAAATTCAGGAACCTCTTGCCGAATTACACGCTATCCATGTAGGATTGCGCACATGAACGCCACAACCGGAACCGTAGTCGGGACATCTGGAGCCAGCACTATGCTGGCCACGGTGCTTGTCTGGCTGCTATCTCTGCGCGGCATAACCATTCCTGATGATGTTGCGCTTGCCATGACCGGCCTGTTCACCATGGCCGCGCATTTTCTCGTCGCGCACCATATTCAGAATACCGCCACTGGTGCAGGCGGTACGCCTTTAACCGCACCACAAGGAAATCAGTCATGACCGTCGAAACCACCACCGCCACCGTCGAGGGCATCGTCAACGAGATCGCCCCGGTCGCTGGAGCCGTCGCTACCGCCGTCGTGCCCGGCTCTGCTGCCGCCGTCGCCACCGCCGAGGGCGCGCTGACCGCTGCCGAGACCGTCGCCAATGCCGTCGAAGCCAATCTGCCGCACAACACTGCCCTGAACGACGTGGCGGCTGGTGTGTCTGCGCTCGCCAAAACCCCCATCGTGCAGTCCAATCCGACGGCTGCCGCGCACGTGTCGGCTCTCTCCGCTCTGCTCGCCGACGTCGTGGCGTTCTTCAAGAGCCTCTAATCCGGGTTGCGGTTCCCGGAGGGCTGAAAAGCCCGCGGCGGCGATGCTGGTGTATCGCCGCCACAAACCGCAAAAAACGATGCTATTTTATTCTGGGATGCCTCCATGTCCGACGCCATCGACCTCCACGCTATCGTCAAGAAGCACGCCGAACGGCTTAACGATCACGAGGAGCGCCTGGATGATGCCGAGGAGCGGCTTGATGGGCATGACCGTATCCTGTCCGATCTTCGAAAAAACATGATTGAGAACGGACAGATTTTGGCGCGCGTGGAAGCAAACGGCGCTACTAAATCAGATATCAACGAGGTTCTGCGCGATGCGCTTAACGCTTCGCCGGGCTGGGTTATGGTGCTCTTAACCGCGCTGGTTGGCATTACCATCGTCGCAGGCGCGGCTTCGTACTGGCACCACGGGTGAACATACGCCGCGCCGGATATTGGCTCCTAGATGTCACACAGAGAAGCTGGACGGCGTTCTGGGGCACCTTGGCGGCTATCGGCGCATATGCCGCGTATAATTGCTTGGCGCATCACGCGTTTGATCCGTACCCCTTTATTTTCTTAACGCTCATCGTCACTGTTCTAAGCTATCAGCAAAATATCATCGTTCTGACGATCCAGAAAGACGCAGCAATCGCGCAAGAACGGCAAGATCGGTACATGCTCAACATGCAGGAGGCGGTCTATGCGTTCATCCTCGAAAAAAACCCTGAACTGGCGCATCCGGCTGATCATACTGAGGCTGATGGCGTGGTGTAGTAGGATTTAGATCCCAAAATGCGCCGGATCGTCATAGAGCGCGAAACCAAACTGACGCGGCTTAGCTTCGCGGCGCAGTTCAAGCCGCGCCAAGATGATCTCTGGGCGGCTTGGTTGGCGTTATGGTTTTGGTGGGTGTGAGGGCAGTTGTTGGACTCAGGCGACTAGCGGCCGGTTGAAGAAGGTTTGGCCGTCAAGCTCATGCCCCCCTTTGTCCGCTCCGCGACCGCCAACCTGTTTGAAATTGAACACGCGCCCAAGCTCGGCGGACTGGCGGCGTAGAGACCGCGCCCAATCCAAATCCATCGGCCTGGCGCGCTTTCCGCTCTCGCCACCCACAATGATCCAATCCGGCGCGTTCTTATCTAGGATCACCGGGCCAAGTAGAGGCTCGAAGCTGCCAAACGTGAACAGGGCGCCCAACTCATCACCAGCGGCTTTAAGTTTGAGCCGGTCACGGTCGTAGTCTCGTTGATCGCCAAAGGTGGCGCCGAGCGCGGCGTTGGGCGGCAACCCGCCGGCATCACGCGCCATCTCTATTGCATTGCCGATGCGCTTTGAAAGGTAGAGCATGACGAGGTTTTTGGATTGTCGCGCAAGGTCAAACGCTTCGCGGCGCACTGCCGGGTCGGCCTCGTTGTCCCAGATGTCGCCAAGGCTAAGCGAAAAGACAAACGCCTTTTTGCCTGCCTCGGCGGCGGTGCGATCCCATTTGCGAAGCTGCGCCCATGTGCTGGCCGATGTGCGGGATCGCTCCTGCCCAGCGCCCCACTTCACGCGGCCATACCGCGTATCCATCATGTCCTCGGCGTAGCAATTCTCACAAGGGGCGCCGACTTTCGTGCAACCGATCCACGGATTGAACGTGTGATCCGTCCATTCGATTTTGCTGTTTTCGGCCATCTCGGCTCCGGCAGTTGGTGGACTCATGCAACCTGTAAGGATTTTTACAGGTTCAGTTTTGATGTTAACGAAACGCGATTCCGTTAACATCAACGGACTTTGTTGTTAACGGATGAGCCTCAAGGGTCATCCGGGGGGTTGTTGGACTCGGTTAAAGAATACGATCGGCGGCAGCGATCCGATAGCCAATCCAACGGACAACGGGAACAGCAAAGGAATTGCCCAACGCCTTGTAGCGCGGCCCGTCAGCAGCCACGCCGCCCCGGTATGGGATGGCTGTATATCTCCGCGGAAACCCCTGGAGCGCCTCGCATTCCTCGGGCGTGAGGCGTCGCACGGCAGAGCGAGCGGCCAGGTAATCTCGACTTGACCCGCCACCAGCCGCACAGAGCGCGCCGATAGAGTCGCCGTCACCGTGCATTTCAGGCTGCGCGCCATCGTCGCGCCCGCGCAAGGCGAACGCCACCGCAGGAGCGTGCGCACCAGCCGCCAACGGATGGCACGGGCCGCCTAGCTTGGGGTTGCTGTAATTGGCCGCGCTGGTGATCTGCGTGGTATCAAACGCAACCGGCACCAGCGGCGTGCCGCGCCCCGTGCCGTCCTCGCTAGCGTCAAAACCCTCGCCGCTCTGGTTGTTGCCGCCATAGGCGACCGCCTGGACCGTCTGGCGCGCTTCAAGCGTGTAGGCCACGCCGTCGGTTCTCACTCCAACACCGTCCGGGCCAGCAGCAGAGTTTTCACTCACAGCTCGCTCTTGAATGGCCGCAATCAACCCGCCATCCAGATCAAAATCCGTACCTAGCCCGCCACCGCCTGTAGGGCGGCTGCTAATTGTGGGGGCAACGTCTTTCCGCGCTTCTCGGCGCGGCGCAGGATCCCCGCGCAGGCTTTCGCGCTCAAGTAATATCGGGGCGCGATTTCTCCAGTCTCCAAAATCTGCGATAGCGAACACACGCTTGCGTCTTTGGGCCAGTCCGAAGAATTGCGCGTCCAAACAGCGCCACTCGACCATCCCTCCAGGCCCGATCGCACAACCGGAACTTCCCCACCCATTTGGTGGTACGTTGAATCCGCTCCCAACCATCTCGCCAACCACCGCAGCAAAGTCGCGTCCATTGTTGCTGGAATAGAGGCCGGGGACGTTTTCGATGAGCAGGTATCGCAATCCGCAATGTTGTCGAGCATGTCCAACAAGTCGCATTGCGTCGAAAAAGAGGCCGCTTCGAGTTGTTGATCCATCAGCATTCTTCAAGCCCTTTCGCTTTCCGGCGATTGACAAGTCCTGGCACGGGAAGCCGCCAACAATCAGGTCAATGCGGCCCAAAGAGGCGATCTGCGCCTCCGTGATTTTTGTGATGTCGCCAAGGTTCGGAACATCAGGATAATGATGCGCCAACACCGCCCTGGGGAATGGTTCGATTTCCGCCACGCCGACGCACTCCCAGCCGAGCGGAAGCCATGCAGCGCTTGCGGCCTCAATACCGCTGAATAGAGACAGGAAGCGCATTAGCGGTTGGTTCCCATTTCATCTCCGGGCAGTTGTTGAACTCGGTTAAGAAAATTCGTACGGGCAGAGATCATACGATCCCTTCCCTGGCGTAGTTTTGTCGTCGTAGCCTTCATGACGCCGCCATCCTTCGCGCCGCACGGTGATGACCAAAAGCATCTCTTCGGGTGTCACCTTGCGGCCATATTCGTCGCGGATTTCAGTTTTTGGCTGCGACCACGAATGGACCCAATCATCAAGCTCACGGCGCAATTCATCGACATGCAGAGAGAACGCCCAGCCCGAGCTGCTCTTGCCGATATGCACGGGCGCATCACTTCGACCGCAGCAATCGCAAACATTTTCGTGCAGGTAATAGTTGGTTCCCATTTCGTCTCCGGCAGTTGGTGGATGCCGGGAAAACCGGCGACGATCCCTTGTAATCTGCCGCTTGTAATCTGTCAAACTCTGTGCCAAAAAACACGCAAATAACATGTGCGAGATTATGAAGCTAGGATACATGAGAGAGGCGGCAGGGTTGCCCGCCCGCAAGGCGCAGGAAGAGGCGCTGCGTTCGGCCGGCATCGAGAGCTTCGGGGAAGAGGCGCCGGTTTGGCTCGACCTAAACCCCAAGCGCCGGAAGAAGGCGGCTGCTCCCGATCCCCTACCGGAGCTGGCCGAGGCATTGCGCGCCATGCGCCCGGGTGACGAGCTTGTGGTGGCAAACCCCGCCGTTCTTGGCGGCTCGCGCGGCGCGGTCTTTGAGGTGTTGCAGGCCATTGGGCGGCGCCAGGGGGCGGTGTTCGACGCCAGCACCGGCCAGACTATCCCCTGGCACCCAGAGGCTCTGGCGCTGCTGGATTTCTGCGCCCGGGCCGAGACGCTGACCCGGAGTTTTGCGCTCACGAAGGCGCGCAAGCGGCGCGCAGAGCTTGGCCGTACCGGCGGACCTGCGGTGAAGCTCGACAAGGAGAAAGACCCCAAGGCTTACGCCGCCGCGCTAAAAATCTGGCTGAATCTCGATCTTACCGGCAACCAAGCTGCCGCGAAGATCGGCGTCAGCGTCTCCACCTGCTACCGGTATCTGCCGAACCGGGAAGCGCCAATTTTTGGAAGGAAGTCAAAACCATGAGCAACACATTCACGGTTGATGAGACTGTAGCAATCATACGCAAGGCTCGGCTCGGAGCTTTGCGCAATGCGCTGAACCTGAGGGATCACGAGGATGTTCAGGCGCCCGTCGGGCACAGCGCGTGGGGCGAGGCGTATCAAGACGGATGGATTGCCGGCGCGCAAGCCTACAGAGACGCCATTCAAAAGCTGATAGACGAGGCAAGCAAATGAGCCGCAGAGACGGAACGCGAAACGGCTATATCGTCAATCCTCAGAGGTTCTTTGCCGTCCACGGTGAGCGCCTGATGAAGATCAAGCGCCCATGTATGTTTTGCGGGCTGCCGCAGGATGCCCACGAAATGCCTAAGCACCTCGATGGCGAGCACCCTGGCGCTTTCTACAGCGACAAGAAGGCGTATCGCGCCGAGTTACTAAGATGCGAGCCAATGCGGGAGGCGCGCGGAATCAAGACCCCGAAATGCCGTACTTGCGGCAAGCCGTTTGAAACACGCCAACAGGTTGATGACCATGAAAGGATGGCCCACAAATGAGCGCATCATGCCTAGAATGTGCCAAGGCCGAATGGCAACGCACCAAATCCGGCTCATTACACCCAAGCGGTGCCGGGCGGTGCCGGTGGCAATTCCGGTCTCCCGCAATACCCAAGGCGTTTTATTATTGGGGCGTCGAAAAGCGCGAGGCACCGTCGCCGCATGGCGGACATATCAGCCGCAAGACCCCGCACACAGACTGCCCACTTTTCCACGCAAAGGAAGCCACCCCATGAGCGCAGTTAACCTAACCCAAGTCAAAACCCGCATTATCCAGCCGATGCTTAACCTGCTGCCGTCCGTGTGGAACAACCAGGCGGCGTGTAATCTTCTGGCGTATACGTTCTTGGCCGAGAGCGGCGGCGGGCAGTTTATCGCCCAGATCGGCGGCGGGCCGGCAATCGGCCCGTTCCAGATGGAGACTGCCACGCACGACGACTGCTGGACGAATTACTTGTCGTTCAACCCTGAGCTGGCGCGTGTTGGGCGGTTGCTCGCTTGCGGCGGCGTGCCGAGCGCACCGCAGATGGCGGGGAATTGGAGCTATGCGGCGTTTATGGCGCGGGTGCGTTATATCCGTAGCCCCCTGGCGTTGCCTGCAGCTGGGGATGCGGTTGGCATTGTCACCGCATGGAAAAATATTTACAACACCGCAGGCGGCGCCGGGGTTATCGACGCCGCCCACATTGCGCTGGCCGAACAGGCTATCGCGGCTTAGCCTGCACCTCAGCCAGATCCACAATCTCCGCGCTGCGTTTCTCGACGCGGCGCGTATTTTTGTCCCGTATCTCGCGCAGGATCGTCTCGCGCTCGATCATGGGCAGCGCGGCGAGTTGGGCGAGGGTCATGTTGGGGTTCATGGCTTCTCTCCTTTCGGCGATGTCTCGGCGTCGATCATGCGCTGGATGGATGCGTAAAGGTCGTCATCGTCCAGTTCATAGCGGTTTTGCCATTTTATTTCGGCCTGCAAAGCCGCCAACGCCTCCCTCAACGCCTCCACCCGCACCTCCTTGGCGATGCGGGCGGCTTCGGCGGCGATCATGCGTTTCAGGACGGGCCACAGATAATCACAAATCAGGAAGTCCATGCTTCCCTCGTTGTTCTCCCAATGGTCGATTGCGGCAATGACCTCTTGTTGCAGCCGCGCTGCCGTTAATGCCTCAGTCATGACGGATCACCTTAAGCGGCTGGGCGGGGATGATGGTGAAGCCTGCGGCGTCGAGCGCGATCAGCAGTCCTTGCCGAAGACCTTTGTCATACGGATCATCAGATTCATCCACGCTTCGCATCTGGTATTCACCTTCGCGGCGCAGGGAGTTTAGCGCTTGCTCGGCTTTCCTGGCCCGTTCCTTACAGTGGGCTACGTCATCACCAAGGCGCCTCGTGGCATCAGCGACTTGCTCGGCAAACTGGGGCGCCAACAATTCGCGGGCGCGGCGGCCGAGTGCCGCAAGCTCTTGCTGCCAGACTTGTGCAGGGATCATGCCGATAGACGCCAGCAATTTTCGCCCCAACTCCTCATCAGTAGGCGCGGGGCTTCCACCCGCCGCAGGCTGCGAATCGTCAATAACGGGGCGGGTGTCGCGCCGGTTATCAGTGCCCTCTACCATCGGCGGGGAAGCGCCCGCCTGCCCTGATTCTTCGATTGCGCCGGGGAGGAGGTTAGTCAGAGGATGCCATCCGTGCGAACCGTCCTGGAACATAAGATACGCGCGGTTTCCATCAAGCTCCAGAATGACCGGAGGCCGAACATCATTAAAGAACATTCGATACCGCTTCCCAACCTCAAACGCTGGCTTCTCCTGTGCTGCGCTGCGCTTCTCCAACGCCTCAAGCTGCCGGTTCGCAGCGGCGGCGTAGAAGTGGGCGAAGAACACATAGCTGGCGTCGTTCGTTTTCACCCACGCTCTGTAAGCCGCCTCAATCGTCGCCTCGTCAAACTCGATCTTCATTTCTCGTCTCCTTTCGGTTCATCGCCAGGCGCCCATGCGGCGCGTTTCTTGGCGTGCATTTTATCGCGCAGCCGCTCGATCTCGTGGATCAGGGTGGTTATTTCGTCCATCACAACACCACCACCACCACAACAACCATAACACACACCACCAATGCCGCCGCCACAAACCACCCGGCCATATCCAGCGCTGTCACAGTACGTCCGGCATACACGCCATACCGCGCGGCGGGAATGGACGCGGCGATGACGTGCAGCAGCCAGTCCAGCACCATGGGGATAGCGACCAGGATCGCGCCGGATACCAACGGATGGGCGTCGAGGAATTGCCACCAGGTCATTATACGTCTCCCAGCCCAGCAGCAACCCGCCGCAGTTTTACCCGTTCCGCAGCAGCGCGCATAAGCAGTTCCAGCGCCGCGCGCTCCATCGGACTGAAATCGTCCGGCGCGTGCATCTGAGCGATTGTCAGGTCACGCTCGAACGCTTCGGCGTCTTCCAGTGCCTCATCGGCATAGATTTCGGCGATCATGGCGGCAGCGGTCACAGCCCTAAGCTCCTATCCTTGCGTTCCTCGCGCGCCATGTCGGACCACGTATCCTCGGACTCGCAGACGTATTCATGCTCGGCTTCGACCACACATTCAGCCACATCATCCACGCGCGGGATGCAGCAATCGTGCATAACATCCGTGACGGCCTGGAGCAGTGCTTCCTGTTTGTCGAAGGTATAGCGGAAGTTAAGCCGCCCAAGCTCGGTGTAAACCTGCTTCACGAACTCGGCGGCTTTCTCGTGGATAAGACCGAACGTCTCAATGTCGGCATCGCGTAGGCGTTCGGTGTTGGGTTTGCGGTAGGGGCGCATTATTTAACCTCCTTCGGTTGACCGTCCGTACCAAGCTGATACCAAACATTCGGCTTGATACCGTCGCGCCCAACGATCCCGGCCCATGCGTGGGTGATCTTGCCGTCGCTGTCTCGACGGACGAGGAACAGAGCGTTTCCATCGGTTCCCATGACCCGACCTTCAAAACCTGACGCCATGGCCGCGCCTTTGCGGCCAGTACTGCTGGCCGCGCCGTAGTCGCCAGTACTGCTGGCCGCGCCGTAGTCGCCAGTACTGCTGGCCGCGCCGTAGTCGCCAGTACTGCTGGCCGCGCCTTTGCGGCCAGTACTGCTGGCCGCGCCGTAGATTCCAGTACTGCTGGCCGCGCCGTAGTCGCCAGTACTGCTGGCCGCGCCGTAGATGCCAGTACTGCTGGCCGCGCCGTAGATGCCAGTACTGCTGGCCGCGCCTTGGTAGCCAGTACTGCTGGCCGCGCCGTAGTCGCCAGTACTGCTGGCCGCGCCGTAGTCGCCAGTACTGCGCTCTGTATTCTTAGGCTTAGCGTGGTCGAAAACCCACTTAACGGCGCGCTGGATCAGATCGTGCAGATGCAGCTCGACGCCGATTGCGATCTTCGCGGACGCGACCTTGCTATCGCCATGGTGGCGCGCGATCTGGCCGCTTTGCTTCACCTCAGCATAACGGCTGATGCCCGGCGCATAATATCCAAACACTTCCAGCGGATGGCCTTCGATAGCGTGAAAGCCATTCTGGCAGGCGACAATATCGCCGGATTGCTCGTAAGTCTTGCCGATCTCAAACTGGAAATCTAGGCATTTCCAATCCAGATCAAAGCCCTTGATCGAATTAATAGTCTCTTCGGTTGTCGTTTTGTTATCTTCGGTCATCGTCTCTCACCGTGGTTGATGCAACGAACATTATGCCAAACAAAAAACGATTGCAAGAGCGCAAATAGCATTGACGCAATCTTTTGGCATGGTAGGATAAGAGCATGGACAATATCTTATCCCCATATGCACTACAGCAGCTCGCCAAGGATAACGGGCGTAAAATCGCAGAATGTTGCCATGAGGCGGGCATTTCTTTCACCACTTTCTGGCGCTGGAAAGAGCGGGGCGCGAAAATCAGCCTCGAAAACTACCAGCGCTTGCTGGCCGCCGCCAGCCGGAAGATCGTTAAGGATTAACAGGAGCAAAACATGGAAAAAATCAACGTAACCGAATTGACCAGCCACCTCATCACCAAGAAGCGCGACGATTTAAGCGTGCGCCAGCTCGCCGTGCTGATGGCGTGCAAGCTCGCCAAGCAGACCGTGCGCGGCCTGGCTGAGCGGCTTAACCTGCACAAGCCGGCGATCACCCGCGCGGCGGATAAGCTGGAGGAACTGGGCTTTATCGCCCGCGCCAAAGACCCAAATGACGGGCGCTCTGTGCTGCTGTCGATTACGGTGGCGGGGCGGAAGTTCACGCAGAGCTTCATTTAACACGCCATTCCCCCGGCCTTCGGCAAGCTGGATAAGGGTTAATGCCGATAGGAACAACATCATGTCAAATCGTACGACTCTGGACGAGCTGACCAAGATGGATTTGCAGCAGGTTGCTACCCTGCCGCTTATGCATCTGGCGATGCTCTTTGAAGACGTCGCGGACCTCGAAGCTGCGGCTAAGGCCCATAAGGGGCGACTGGAAGACGCTATGGCCCTGCGTTTCGCTGAGAAGGCGGCCGCCGAACGCAAGGCGAAGAACAAGGATACTGGCTCCGTCACCATCAAGGAGGATGGTTTCTCCATCACCTGCGATCTGCCCAAGACCGTGGCCTGGGACGAGGCGGGGCTGGCGATGGTCGAGAATACGCTCAACGGCATGGGCGAGCCGGCCGACGAGTACGTCAAAGTTAAGCGTACCGTGTCGGAGAGTGCCTATAACAACTGGCCATCGTCGCTCAAGACGATGTTCCTGCCGTTCCGCACCGTCGGCACGGGCAAACCGACTTACAAATTCGCCAAGAAGGGAGCCGAGTAATGTCCGATACATTTACGCTGGACGATATCACCGAGAGCGATGCGGATAAGCCGCTGCGCGGCATCATCTATGGGCCGCACGGCATGGGCAAGACCACCCTGGCCGCCGGCGCGCCGAGCCCGATCTTCCTCCCGACCGAGGACGGTTTGCGCTCGGTGAAGGCCAAATCCTTCCCGCGCATCCGCACTTACGCTCAGTTCATGTCGGCCATCGGCACCCTTTACGCCGAGGATCATAGCTTTGAAACCGCCATCATCGACAGCATCGACTGGCTGGAGCCGATCGTGTGGAAAAGCGTGGCCGAGGCCAATGGCTGGAAGGACATCGAGCAGCCTGGTTACGGAAAAGGCTACATGGCGGCTCTGGATGCGTGGCGCGAGATCATCGAGGGGCTTAACGCGCTGCGCGACGAGCGGCGCATGAACATCCTGATGATCGCGCATTGCAACATCAAGCGGTTCGATGCGCCCGACACGGACCCGTATGACCGCTATATGGTCAAGCTGCACGAGAAGGCGTCGGCGCTCTTGCAGGAAAACGTGGATAGCGTGTTCTTCCTGAACCAGCGCGTCAGCGTCCGCAAGGCCGACGTTGGGTTCAAGAAGGAAGTTGCCCGCGGCATCGGGGCAGGTAGCCGGGTTCTCTATACGGCCGAACGCCCCGCCTATGTGGCCAAGAACCGCGACAACATGCCGCATAGCATCGACCTGCCGGACGATCCCGCGCTTATGTGGCCGACCGTCGCCGCGCATATCCCCTACTTCAACATCCAGAACAAGGATCAGTAATCATGGCCGCACTCAATTTCGACGCTTCTCAGGTCGAGCCGAACGCACCCATCGAGGTGCTGCCGCCCGGCGATTACATCGTGCAAATCGTGGGCAGCGAGATGAAGTCCACGAAGGACGAAACCGGCCAGATGCTCTGGCTGGAATACGACATCATCGACGGTGAGTTTGCTGGCCGCAAGCTATGGGATCGGCTGAACTTGGTTAACAAGAACGCCCAGGCGGTTGAGATCGCCCAGCGCACCCTTAGCGCCATCTGCCGCGCCGTCGGCAAGATGGCGGTCTCGGATAGCGAGGAGCTGCACTTCAAGCCGCTCATCGCCACCGTGAAGGTGCGTCCGGCCGGTCCTGACAAGAGCGGTACGCACCGCGAGGCGCAGAACGAGGTGAAGGGATACAAGCCGGTGAATGGTGGTGGTGTCCATGCCGCTACGCCTGTTCGTACCGCTCCGCAGGCCGCGCGCCCGGCTCAGGCCGCTGCGCCGGTTGCTGCCGCGCCGACAGTGGCAACGCCGCCCTGGAAGCAGCGCAAGTAAGCAGTGCGTTGGGGCGGCGTTTATGGCGCCGCCCTCTACATCACATTATGGAGGAGAATGTGAGATGATTTCTGAGGATTATGCGGCATTCCTTGCCAGCAAAGCCCCCCGCCCGCAGGCTTGCGGTTTTGAGCCTGGACCAATGCACGAAGCGCTGTTTGACTATCAGCGCGACGTAGTTGCGTTTTGCCTGCGCCAAGGCCGCGCAGCACTATTTCTTGACACGGGCATGGGCAAATCAATCTGCACGATTGAATGGTGCGAGCAAGCTGCGAAGGCCAGCAATGGGTATGCGCTTATTCTGACGCCGCTTGCCGTCGCCAAACAATTTGAGCGGGAGGCTAAGAAGTTCGGATATGAAGCGCGCGTTGTGCGGTCTAGCGAGGACGTTAAGCCAGGTATCAATATCTGCAACTATGACAGACTGGATTTGCTTGATCTATCTGTGTTTGGTGCTGTGGCGCTTGACGAGAGCAGCATACTGAAATCTTTTAACGGCAAAACGACACGCGCTCTTATCTCTGCCTTCGAGGATACGCCGTATAGGCTTTGTGCGACCGCCACGCCTGCGCCAAATGATCATATGGAGTTGGGCAATCACGCTGAGTTCTTGGGCATCATGAATAGCCAAGAAATGCTCGCCAGATGGTTTATCAATGATACCAGTACGGCAAGTCAGCAATGGCGGCTAAAGAAGTCTGCCGTTCATGACTTTTGGGATTGGGTAGCATCATGGGCTCGTTGTGCGGAAAGCCCGGCTGATCTCGGGTATGACGCCAGCCGATTTGTGTTACCGCCGCTGAATATCCACCGGCATCAAGCGTTCGGTGATATTCGCGCTCCGGCTGGGGCGCTGTTCATCGAGGACATGAGCGCCACCAATATACACGACGTGAAACGGCAGACTGCATCGGCGCGCGCTAAAGCCGTGGAAAGCCTCGTGATGGCTGAGTTTGAAGAGCCGTGGCTTATTTTCTGCGATACGGATTATGAAGCAGACGAATTGGCTCTGAGATTGTCAAGCGCCATTGAAATCCGTGGAGGCATGTCTGCTGAGAAAAAAGAAGCGGCAATTGAACAATTTATCGCCGGCAAAGAATGGCTTATCAGTAAGCCTGGGATCGTCGGGGCTGGATTAAATTTCCAGCATTGCGCACGCATTGCATACGTTGGCCGCAACTTTTCATACGAAAGCTTCTACCAGTCCGTGCGCCGTTGCTGGCGTTTTGGACAGACCAGACCTGTTGACGTTCATCTCATTGTGGCCGAAGGCGAAGATCAGATCGGACGGGTTATTGACCAAAAATCCGAAGGGCATAAGACTATGAAACGCGCCATGGCTGAGGCTATGAAGCGCGCGGCGTATGCTGGAGAGCAGAACGCCAAGATCAAGTACAATCCAACTCATATCGGAGAATTTCCAAAATGGCTGAAGTCCGTTGCTTGAATGATGCTCACGGTTCTGACTGGTGCGCGATCAATGGGGATTGCATCGAAATCGCCCGTCAGATGCCGTCTGATAGCATTGATTTTTCAGTATATTCGCCACCTTTCGCAAGCATTTTTGTCTACTCCTCCTCAGAGTGCGATATGGGCAATTGCGCTGATGACGATGAATTCCGTCGCCATTATCAATTTCTAGTCAACGAGATGTTCCGTATCCATAAGCCTGGATGCCTTACGGCCGTGCATTGCTCCGATCTGCCCATGACCAAATGGAAAGATGGCGAGATCGGCTTGAAAGACTTCATGGGCGACATCGTGCGAGCTCACCAAGAAGCGGGATGGGTGCTGCATTCTCGCGTTTCGATCTGGCGCGATCCTGTGGTTGAGATGACGAGAACCAAAGCGTTGGGCCTGCTTTACAAGCAGGTCATCAAGGATAGCTCGCGAAGCCGCACTGGAATGCCCGACTATCTTTGCGTGTTCCGCAAGCCTGGCCAACGCGAAGAGCCGGTGGAGCACAACCGAGCGGATTTCCCCGTCGAACGCTGGCAAAAACTGGCATCTCCGGTCTGGATGGATATCAACCAGACACGTACGCTCAATTCATCCAGCGAGAGCGGGATTGCGCTGCCAAAAACCGGAGAGGAAGAGAAACATATCTGCCCTCTTCAACTCGATGTGATCGAAAACGCCCTGTTTTTGTGGAGCAATCCGGGAGATGTGGTATTTTCGCCGTTCATGGGGATCGGCAGCGAAGGTGCCATGAGCGTCAAGCACGGGCGTAAGTTCATTGGGACAGAACTAAAGAAGTCTTATTGGGAGCAGAGCGTTAAGCACCTGACGGCGTACAGCCAGAACGCGATTGATCTGTTTTCGGTGGCAGTGTGATGGTAAAGCTTCCAGACTTAACCAAAGACCCAACTCTTACAGCCGCCGAAGAGGCGGCCATCGAAGCGGCAAGCCGAGAAGAGCCTAGGGCCTATCTAGGCATGAGCTCCCTGGGCGATGAATGCGAACGTCGTCTGTGGTATAAATTCCACCGGCCCGCGCCACAGCGACACCCAGCCAAGACACTGTTTGCATTCGCAGACGGCCACCTAAGCGAAGATGTGATTATCGCTAGGTTGCGTCTGGTCAGTGGCGTCACTCTGCTGAACATTGACCCCGATACCGGAAAGCAGTTTGGCTTAAGCGATTTCGACGGCAAGCTGAAAGGTCATATGGACGGTGTTATTTTGGGTCTTTTGCAGGCCCCGTCGACATGGCATGTGTTCGAGGCCAAGTGTACCAACGAGAAAAGCTTTGCCAAATTGCTAAAGCTCAAGGAAGAGAAAGGCGAGAAAGAAGCCTTGCTCGCCTGGAACCCTGTTTACTGGTCACAAGCACAATTATACATGGGTTACGCCGATCTTACACGCCATTATACAGTCATTTGCACTCCTGGCGCTAGGGATTGGACTTCCGTTCGGACAGAGTTCAATCTCGAGGGTTTTATTCGCCTGAAAGAGAAAGCGCGCCGGATCATCGAAGCGCCGTACCCCCTGGCCAGGATCAGCAATGATCCCGCGTGGTACGTTTGTAAGTGGTGCGATCATCATGCCCAGTGCCACAAAAACGAAGGCGGTTCTGTTGCTTGATATCAATGTAATATCTGTTATAAAAGAAGGAGCCGGGGAGCGTTGGCGCGCTCAACCCGGCTCTAACCTAAACCGACTGGATGGAGTCGATATGGCTAAGCCTTATATCCCATATACCGGGCCAATTATCAATCGTGCCGAGGCAAAGGCGAAGGGGCTTAAGAGGTATTTCACGGGAAAGCCGTGCGGGCAAGGCCATATTGCTGAACGTATAGTATCCAACAGGGCGTGCGTTTCATGCCCAAAAACGCCTCACAGGCCCGGATATCATGCTGAATGGCGCCTGAAAAACCCAGGTAAATCCGCGTCATACACCGCGAAATGGCGTGAAGATCACCCCTGGCATGGTGCGGAATATATGGCCGCACGCCGAGATGAGAACCGAAGCGAAATGCGCGCGAAAGAACGTGAAAGATATGCGCGACGGAAAGATCATTTTGCCGAAAAAGGCAGGGTATGGCGAAAAGCCAACAAAGCCCTTATCGCGCAATACGCCAGAAATAGGCGGGCCATGAAAAAGGCCGCAGAAGGAACCCATACCGTTCTTGATGTAAAGAATATTTTTAGGAATCAGCGAGGAAAATGCGCGTGGTGCAGAAATTCAATTAAGAATGGATTTCATGCAGATCATATCGTTCCGCTTTTTTTAGGTGGATCGAACTGGCCTAAAAATATTCAGCTTCTTTGCAAAACCTGCAACCTAAAAAAGAGTTGTAAAGACCCGATTATTTGGTCGCAAGAACAGGGGCGCTTACTATGAAATTTGAACTTCGTCCCTATCAGCAGGAAGCTGTGGATGCCATTTATTCACATTTTGAGACAAGCGCTGATAATGCGCTTGTCGTCATCCCGACTGCTGGCGGAAAGACGCCGGTACTCACGTCGTTCTTATCGGGAGCGATCGGGCAGTGGCCTGAGACCAGAGTGCTTTGCTTGGTGCATGTGAAGGAACTCCTCGAGCAGGCATTTTCGACACTTATCCGCCTATGGCAAAACGCTCCCGCGTCAATTTATTCTGCCGGCTTAAATTCTCGCAATCTAAATGGCCAGATTGTATTTGCGACAATCCAAAGCATTTTTAAGAAAGCCTATCAACTTCAGAATATTGATCTTGTCATCATCGATGAAGTTGATCTTGTCCCGCATGGCGATGAAGGCATGTATCGCAAGCTTCTGGCCGACCTTAAGTCGATCAATCCATACATTAAAGTTCTCGGGCTGACAGCGACACCGTGGAGGTTATCATCTGGATTAATCACAGAGGGTGACAATCCTTTGTTTAAGAGTATCTGCTATGAAGTCGAAATCGGAACCCTTTTAAAGGGCGGATATATTTGCCCTCCTATCGCTAAGACGATGGAGACACAGATTAATGTATCTGGGGTCAAGGTTCGCGGTGGTGAATTTATTGCTTCGGCGCTGGAAGAGGCCGCCGATAAGGCGGAAATTACCGAGGCTGCTGTGGATGAAATCATTGAACTAGGACGAAATCGACATTCATGGCTCGCATTCTGTGCCGGCGTCGATCATGCGCTTCATGTTCGAGATTCCTTCAAGACTCGCGGCATCACCTGCGAGGCAATTACAGGAAAGACGCCAGCATCAGAGCGCGCATTATTCATTCGTGAGTATAAAGCTGGTCGCATTAAATGCCTGACAAACTGCGGAGTTCTGACTGTAGGTTTTGATTCGCCTGCAACTGATCTGCTGGCTATATTGAGGCCAACCAAATCCTCTCGCTTATGGCTTCAAATCCTAGGGCGAGGCTTTAGGTTGTCGCCTGGGACCGGAAAGAATAATTTTTTGGTTTTGGACTATACCTCCAATTCCAAAAACTTTGGACCGATTGACTTGTTGCGCCCGAAATCCAAGTCAAAATCAAAAAAATCAGATGAACCGGCCGAGGCGCCGAGCAAGGTTTGTCCAGAATGTGAAGCGGAAATGCTTATCGCTTCCAAAGAATGTTTGGCTTGTGGTTATGTGTTCCCTCCTTCTGCGGCGCAGATTACCCATACCGCCAGCGACGCGCCTCTTCTGGCGAGCCAGATTAAACCGGTGTGGCTTGATGTTTCCGCAGTGACCTATCAACGCCATGAAAAGGCAGGAAAACCGCCTTCCATGAGGGTTCTATATAGGTGCGGCATGATCTTTCATCAGACTTGGTGGTGTCCAGAGCATACCGGATTCGCTCGTCAGAAGTTCGTGCAGACATGGATAAGGCACGCGCCCGGCTCGACCATACCTAAAACTGTGGAAGAAGCGCTGTCGCAAACGGAAATGCTTGCCAAGCCTAAATCTATATGCGTTCGTGCTTCCGGCAAATACACCGAGATCGTGAGCGCACGATTTGAATAGCGTCAATTGGTTGCGCGCCGTGGACAAGATGTTCCCGGGTGCCGTAGGCTTTGAGAACGGAGTTCAGCTGATGATTGATCAAACGCCCGACGAAACCCGCGCTATCCGGGAAGGGGCATCGCATAATGTCGGTGAATACCTGGAATCCATTGGCAAGACTGACCTTGCCACACTGACACAAGAAGAATGGTTTACGATGCTGGAGGTGGCGGTCACTGGTTATCAGGATTGCCTGGCGTGGATTGAGATGGGGGAGCCGCCTTTTTAGGCGGGATGAACCATGATGACCGACAAACCAACGTATCCATGGCGCCGGCCGGTCGTTCCCGCTGGCCTCGCCGAGGCGGCTATTGCCATCGGCCTGCCGGTATTTCCGTGCAAAGCCGATAAATCGCCCTTAACCCCACGCGGGTTTAAGGACGCCAGCGCCGATCCTGTCGCCATTCGCCGCATGTTCAGCGTCCCGGGCGCCAAGCTCATAGGTGCGCCCACCGGCACCGCCTCCGGTGTCGTGGTGGTGGATGTGGACATCAAGGATGGTGCCAGGGGCATGGAATGGCTCAACGCCAACCGCGAGCGCCTGCCGTTTACCAAGACGCACAAGACGCGCTCTGGCGGGTTGCACCTGTTGTTCACAGTGCCTGTTGGCGTGCATCTGCGCAACAGCGCCTCGCGCGTGGCGCCGGGCGTCGATGTCCGCGGCGAGGGCGGCTATATCATCGTGCCGCCATCTGATGGCTATCAGGTGGCAGACCCATGCGACCCGGCCGACATGCCGGACTGGCTGATCGCGGCTTGCACAGAGCAGCGCACTCCCGTAGCGCCAGCCGCGCCATATAAGCCGGTGCAGATCGAGGCCGATGGAACAGCATACGGGCGGGCGGCGCTGGAGGATGCCTGCGGCAATATCGCCAATGCCCCCGACGGCGCCAAGCATGAGATATTGAACCGGGAGGCATATGCCATAGGCGGCTTGGTGACGGCTGGCGAGATCCCCGACGGCACCGCTTGGGCGGGTTTGTCTGCTGCCTTATCCGCGCTCAGGCCGCGCTGCAGGGATTTCCGTGCCGCACACAAGACGCTGGAGCAGGCGTACCGCGATGGCAAAGGCCGCCCGCGCGAGGTTGAGCATACGGTGGTGGTGGTGGAGGAGGAAGAGGAAGGTCCACACCCAGCTCAAGCGTTGCTCGACAAGCTGGCCGGTAAGGTGGCTCAGAAACAGGCTAAGCCTCTAGCGGTATCGAACTCCCTTATGAATGTTGAGGGGGTCTTAAAGCTGATCGTGGACGAGGCTGTCCGTACCGCTATCCGACCGCAGCCATTCCTGGCTTTAGGCGCTGCCATATGCGCTGTGGGGGTTCTTGCCGGACGTAAATACCGGACCAACACGGACTTGAGGACCAACATATATGTCGCTGGCCTGGCTGAATCCGGCGGCGGCAAGGATCATGCCATCGAGGTAGTGCGGCGAGCCATCGACGTGGCGGACCTTGGGCATTATATGGGCGGCGAAAGCATAGCGTCAGGACGGGCGGTTCTATCCTCAGTCGAGGCGCACCCGGCTAGGCTTTTCCAGATCGACGAGCTTGGGTATTTCCTGTCAACCGTAACCGGACCAAAGGCGCCCTCACATAAGGCGGAAATCTGGTCCGAGCTTCTAAAGCTCTACAGCCGCGCCAAGGGCATTTATCGTGGCACGGAATATGCCAACCGGAAAGAAAACCCGCGCATTGACATCAACCAGCCATGCGTTTGTTTCTACGGCACCAGCACGCCGGCGACGTTCTGGAAGGCGCTGGAAGGAGGTGCCCTGATTGACGGATCGCTGGCCCGTTTCCTGGTGTTCAGGGCCGAGAACGACAGGCCAGACCGCAATAAACAGGCGGGCATATTCAAGCCATCAGATGAGCTTCTAGAAGGATTGCGAACCATAGCGGGCGGCGTTGGAGAGCGTGTGCAAGGCGGCAATCTGCCGCAAGCGCATGTGGCCAGGATGACCGCCACAGATGACGCAGAGGCGCATATCGTGACCATGACGCCGGGAGCCATCAAGCGCCGCGAGAAAAACCAGGATCTTGAAGATGAATGGGCCGAGAGCGTCATGGGTACGCCATTCGCATCCATTATCAACCGGCTATGTGAGAACGCGGAAAAGCTGGCGCTGGTTAGGGCTGTCAGCCGCAAGCCAGAACGACCGGAGATCACCGAACTTGATATGGCCTGGGGCTGGGATTTGTCGGCACATTGCGCTTCATCCTTGATGCGTGAAGGTGGCCATCATATTGCGGACACCGAATTTGAGAGCCGGTGCAACAAAGCTTTGGCAATCGTGCGCGCAGCCGGTTCTTGTACCGTCAGGGATTTGTTTAGGCGTGGGCTTAAGCTGCCAGCTAGAGAGACGAGAGACCTCCTGGACACTCTCGTTCAAGCCGGGATGCTTACGGTATCGCAGACCAAGCCGAACGGGGCGGGGCGACCCGCAACCATTTACACAGCCGCCCAAGACCATGCCGAGACCGAATTGCGTCACGGTGACACAATTGATTAACCTATTGAAAAATCACAATTCCCGTAATTCTGTCATTGTGTCACGCGGGCGGGGGGTACGGGAAGGGGTGCGGGGTAGGTATAGGGGGAGGGTATCCCTATGACACAATGACACAATTAATATAATATATATATATCAATACTTTACTTATAATACTGTCACCAACCGGAGCTAATATGTCACCAAAACCAGAAAATACGACCTTTAACGTGCCTGGCATCATCAAGGGCAAAGGCCGCCCTCGTTTCGTGCGCTCGACCGGCCGGGCTTATACGCCCCAGGCGACGCTAGCGGGTGAGCAGTGGGTTAAGCATTGCGCGCTGCAGGCGGGTATCAAGCCGCTGGAAGGCGCGATCGCCCTGGAGATTGCCATGCACCTGCCGGTGCCAAGATCGTGGACCAGGAAGCGGCGCCAGGAGG